AAACCAAATTCAGCCGCGGCTTCAACTGGACTTTCGGATTGTGTGATTGTCCAATTTTTATCAATAAATGGTTCTTTTCCTGTTGCAACAAGACTAGCGTTAAATGGGTCTTGTAGTGAATCTAAATTTAATCTACCAATCGTTTCTTTTTTAAGTTGGTCGGCAATTCTTTCCTCAAACGCACTTTTTAATTGTTGAGCACCTAATCTAGCTAAGTATGTATCTTGAGATAATGGTCCATTTGATCCTGTTGGGTTTTGACTAAAGATTAAATCGTATGCTGTATATGTTGATGCAACAAATGAGGATGGATCCCAATACGGTTGGTATATTTTAGGATTACCAACAACATCGGTAATAACTATAAGGTCTGAATAGCCACCTGTTGGTCCATAAATGTTCTGAACATAAGCAGCATCAATAAAAAATTCATTTATTAAATCTAACTTTGTATCATTTGGGTCGTAAGGACCTGAATTCGATTCAACCGGATATGGTGCTCCAGGTAATGAATATTTTCCATTAAACCCACCTTCTGGACCATATTCATTTAATGGATATAATGTATTAGCAAATTGATTTGTTGCTATTAAATCATCTGACGAATCAATTACACTTGATACCGTTAAATTAGTTTCATAATTTATATTACCTGGGGAACTTGAAAAAACACCGGGAACTGTATATGGTTGTAAATTCCTAGTAACCAATTGGTTTCTAAAACTTGATGAATTTGCAAACGATAATAAACTTTCAGACATATCCTATTTTAAAATAAATATAAAAAATTTGATTTTATCAATTAAATACCTTGATTTGCTTTATCCATACTACTCATTAAATCTGTTAATGTTTTTGGGTCGTTTTTAAGTTTTTCTATTAATATATTGTAAAGTTCTGGTGATAAATTTTTTAATGAACCATCTGAATTTGTTATATCTATTTTTTGGTCAACATTAAGATTTTTATTCATAAATGATTCAGTTGTTGTCTTACCTTCATTAAAAAACTTTTGTACCTGATCGATTAATGTTGTATTAACATTTGATTCTTCAATTTTTTGTACACCACCAATACCTTGATAAACACCAGAAAGATTCGAGGTACCTTGTGTGTATGCACCTTTTAAACCTTCTAACGCACCACCAGTCATACCCAATATAGTTTTAACTATATTTCCTGGTATTTCACTTAAAGTTGTTGTTATTTTAGATATATTTTCTGGGGTAAACCCACCAGATATTAATGATGTTGCGGATTCTTCAATTGGACTTGATACACCAGTTAAACCACCTCTAACATCTTGTGATTTTATTTTTCCGAATAAATTTTCAGTTGCCGCACCTCTTATAGCTAAATTTGCTTCGGCTACTCTTTGAAGTGGACCTTGACTTGCGGCACCCATTCTTACAGCAAATTCAGTTCCAGTTAATGTTGCTGCAATTTGTTCTTGTACTGTTAATTGACTTCTAGCGATGTCTTCAGCTGACATAGCTTGTTTGGCTTGATCTTCTTTTATTTTTTCTAACTGACCAGCTGTTAAATCTTCAACAGCAACTTCTTGTTTTGTTCCTTTATCATCTGTAATTTGAACGACAGCTTTTCCGTCTTTCATTTGAGACATATTAGCAATTAACATTCTATCTTCTTCACTTGCCGCAAAACTTGGGAATCTAATTTGTTTTAATTTCATATCCAAATCAGAACTTTTAATTGCCATACCGGCTAATTCGTCCGCTGACATACCAAGTTCTTTAGCAACTTCCCTTAATTGTAGTTTAGCACCAGGTAATATTTCAAATCCAGAACCATCAGCTTTTAATCTTGTAAATTGTTGGGCGACTTTTGTCATTTGATCCTGTAATTTCGCAGGGTCATTAAGTGCCATATCCATCGCTGATAATGGGTCTAACAATTCTGATGATGTAACACCTAATCTTTGTAATGCTGAACTAAATTCAATAGCACTTTCTGGGTTTAATAATGAATCTGCTTTTTGGAATACTTTTTCCATATTAACACCAAGCATCGCTGATTGAGCTTGCATTTTTGCTAAACCTTGAACCCCACCTTCAAAATTAAATAAATTAAGTTGTTTTAAATTACCAACAACTCCAGCTGTAACTTCTTTAACATTTACACCAACACTTTTAGCGTAGTTTGCAACATCAGTCATTTCATCACCAACACTTGATAATTGAGTACCAACTTGTGAAAATTCTTTAACTAAAGATCCTACCTCAACACCAGTAAACTTTGATGTAGCACCAAGTTCAATAATTGTTTCATTTGCAACAGTTGTATTTGTTTTTAATGTATTTGGTATATCAGCTAAAATTTGCATACCTTTATCGGTACTAATACCTAATTTAACCATTTCTGGTATTGTATCGGCTATTGTACTTTTTAATTCATCAGCCCTAGCACGGCCAAGACCCATTTGGTTTCCTAACTTCTGCGCGTCACTAATCAATGCGTTTACATCATCTTTAACGGTTTTTAAATCTAAAAATGGACCGGTTGTCGCTTCAATTCCAGATCTTATATCTGATTCAATACCTGTTAAATCTAAAGCGCCACCAACTTTTTTTTCCTCTACAGTAATTGAAGAAGGTGAAGATGTTATCGTACTACGTTCTTTATTTTTACTTTCAGCATCAGCCTTACCTTGATTATATGCCGATTCCAAGGCCTTTTTTTGGTCTTCAGTTAAATCATTAACAGATTTAATTGTTGGTCCAATAAGTTTTTTAGCTAATTGTAATAATAAACTATCAGTAAGACCCATAGTGTGTTTTTACTATAAATATATTTTAGGTTGTTTTTTGGGGTTGTAAATCTTCCAATAATTTTTCAACAAGATATTTCCTAACATATGTAGGTATTGACAAAAATTCATTGTATTGCATATGAATATATTTTGCAAGATAAAAATATTCGTCCAATAAAAATTTTGAGTATTTAGAAGAAAGGCCGAAAAAATTCCACCCCAAAGGCGATATTCACATCTACCTTTTCTCCTGACGGGGCTATAACTGTTCGTTTAAGGTCTAATCTTGGTTCATTATCTCTCATAAAATTTCTTATGAACTTTGAATCATTGATTGGCATATTTTGGATAAAGGTTGCAATTTTATTAGGGTCTCTATCACCATTTAATTCAACAATCGTTTTACTTAATCTTGTTGTAACTATTGGTGCGTTATATCCAATTGGATATAAATCAACAATTCTGTCAATTTCCATAGTATCCATTAGACTTAACATTTTTAATTTAACATGGGCTCCAGACATTGGTAATACAATTTCAAAGAATCCTTCATTATTTGGTTGGGTTTTTGATTGAATTATATTTAATTCGTCAAGCATAACTGTTGCTTCAAACGATTTACCAGTTTTTGGGTCATTAACAAAGATGTTATATTCTGGACCAAATGATGTATTTCTTAAAAACAAAAGAATTGCTTCAACATCACCTTCCAATAATTCTTCAGGTCTAATATCCCTTTCATATAATTTATTTCTTAATAATGGAACAATAATTGTTTCTTTAATTGTTTTTGTTCCGTCAATATTAACTAATATATTTTCATCACTGGCTGTCAAATAACCAACCTTTACACTTTTCTTTTTTGATGTATAGAAAATACCATTTGATGGTAATGGAACTACATCGTGTGGTAAATTAAAATCTTGTTGTCCGTATGTTACTAAATCTTGATCCATAATTTTTTTTTATTATAAAAATATATCAATAGTTGATTTAATAAATAGTTAATTCCCATCGAATATTTCCACAATCATATATTCTATATATTTTTCTATCAAACATAATTTGTTTTTCGGTTTTATCTTTATCATAACCTTCTTTGACTAAATTTGTTTTATTAAAATTAAACCTATAATGTCTCTTATCGCCAATTACATACCAATAATTTGGTTTAGATTGTGAAATCATTTTAAAATTAAGTTTTTCATACATATTACCGTCAAATATTCTAATATCTGAATATGATATTAATTTTTGTGGTTTGTATGTTCTAATAAACGATTGTAATAATCTTGATGCCGAACCAATTACATTTGTATTTAACTTATTACAAAATCTATTTAATTCCCATTCATCACTTTTACCACCCATAATAATTCTACCTTTTGAAAAGGTCATAAGTGAAATTAATTCATCATTATAATATAAACCTAACTTAACACTTGAATTTACAACACCTTGAATGTGATTATCAGTTAAAAACTTTTTAGTTTCATTAACGGAAACATTTCTAATTTCACATTTCCTAGCATAAATTCTATTTTCACTAATGTTTAATTTATTTTTAATAATTGATTTAACAATTTCTTTTTTATAAATCCATTCATCTTCAAAAATATGAACCAAGCTAATTCCCAGATTTTTACATTTGTTTGTTTTATCTAAATGATATGTTGGAGTTTTAAATAATTCGTTATGCCAATAAAGACCATTAAATTCAAAACCGATATTATGTTCCGGAATAAACAAATCAACCTCAACTTTTGAATTTGGTAATTTATAATTTGTAATATGTTTAATATTAAGTTCATTTAAGAATCTGGATATTTCTTCTTCATAACCACTCCTTTGACTAAATCCAACTGGATTACAAGTTAGACAACATTCGTAATTTCTTTTATATCGTTCATATAATAATTGTTTAGAAAGTTCGGATTCATTCTTACAAATCGGACAAACAATAATAATCGAACCTTTTTTAACATCTTTAAAATCAATATCCGGATATAAATTTATAAAATCTTTAATTAATTTGTTTCGGTAGTTATTTGATTTTGCATAATTATCAACACCATACCTTATTTCACAAGTTCTTTTTTGTTTATCAATATTATTGTAATTACCATTACCATAATAGAGTTCTTTGGTTTTTTTACTTTTTTCTACATTATTATAATTTTCATCCCCATACTTTTTTAGTTTGGTTTCTTTTTGTTTTTTTATGAAATCATTATGTTGAGTGTAGAAATCAACACCATATTTTTTATTGAAAGTTTTCTTTTGTCTTTTAACCAGTTCATCCTTTGACTTATTCGCACAGGTCAAAGAACAGAAATCACCATATGGTTTATCAAATCTATTTCTAAATTTTATTTCGTTACCACAAGAAATACATTTAGGTCTTTCTGTTAAATTATGAAAATAAAAATATATTTTTTCTTTAAATGTTATATTGTCTTGGATGTTTTTGGAATATTCAATTATTTTTGAATACAACTCTGGTTCATTATTATTTAACCATTTTTCATTGGTTTTATATCCAGATTTGTTGTTAGTTATAAAAAAAGAAAAATCCATACATTTACTATTTCTAATAAATATATGGATTTATATTTTGGTTGTAAAGGGTGTGTAAAAAATTAATAAACCAATATACAACGATCCATAACAATCGTTGAAGAGATTGTTGAAATTTCGTCTCCACCATATTTTAGTGACCCACCATCATATCCTGTAAGCCAAGCTCCTTCAAGAATCCATTTTTCAACAACAACTCCTGTTGGATCTAGCATTTCTAAATCAACATTTTTCTTATATCCGGCAGCGTAACCCATACGACCAGTTACAGATTCTGCACAAGTTCTAAGCCATTCCATAATAGCTTGTGTTGCAGATGGTCCAATCGGATCTCTAAATGTAACCGGTAATGATTCCCAGTTAAACTTACCAGCAACATAAACTTCAGTATTTAAAAATGGTATTGCAACAGAATTAATTTTCAATTTTGGTCGTGATGTGCTCTCAACATACCATTCATTTATCCCCAAAGAAGAAGGGAATCTCAAGATCCACCTATTGTTACGCTTCGGTTCGTAAGGGATAGGCATTTTCATTAATAAATCAGCCATTTTTTTGTTTTTTTTAATATTTATGTTTATATTTGTAAATTATATTATTTACATTAATCATAAATATCTTATAAAGTAAAAAAAATGGACTTACTTAAATTTTTTATAGAAAATAATAATAGTGGGGCAAAAACTAAAGAATCTTTTTTAAAAAAAAATTACCCAGAATTATATTTGGATATAGTCAATTACACAAATAACGATTTAATTAATTTACCCTTTAAACAAAAAATCTGGCACTTTATTAATAAAACCCAAAATCAACCAAAATGTCAGAATTGTGGTAATAATTTGAAATTTAAAAAATCGTTAACGGAAGGTTATGGTTTGTATTGTTCTATTTTATGTGCAAACAAATGTGAGATAAGAAAAACAAAAATCAAGAAAACCAATAATGATAAATATGGTGGTAATGCACCTATTTGTTCTGATGTTATTAAGGATAAAGTAAAAGAGACTTTCTTAAACACATTTGGTGTTGATAATATCTTCAAGGATAAAGAATATATCAAATCAAAAACAATCGCTAAATATAATGTCGACCATATTTCAAAACTTGAATCAACTAAAGAAAAAATAAAAAAAACAAACACTAATAAATATGGTGTTTCGACTCCTTTAATTTTACCGGAAATTAGACAAGTTGGTTTTGATAAAAAAAGTGAATGGTTTTATTCAAAATATAATAGTTTAAATGTTATTGATTATACTGGAAAAACAATAACAATACAATGTGATTGTTGTAATAACAATTATGAGATTGAAAGGTCTTTATTGTATTATAGATTTGAAAATAATATAAATCCTTGTAGTTTATGTAATCCGATAAATGAATTAAGGTCATTTAAGGAAAAACAAATTTGTGAGTTTTTGGATGAGCTTGGTATTGAATATGTTGAGAATGATAGAACAATACTTAAAGGTCAAGAATTGGATATTTACATACCAGGACATAATATTGCTATCGAATTTGATGGTTTATTTTGGCATTCAGATAAATTCAAAGATAAACATTATCATACTTTAAAAACAGATGAATGTAAAAAACTAAACATTAGGGTAATTCATATTTTTGAAGATGAATGGGATAATAAAAAAGATATAGTAAAAAGTAGAATTAAAACATTAATGGGTCTTATTGAGACTCGTATTTTTGCTAGAAATTGTGAAATAAAATATGTTGATACAAAAACAAAAACAAAATTCTTGGAAGAAAACCACATTCAAGGTTCAGTTGGTAGTAAATTTAATTTAGGATTGTATTATAATTCAGATTTAGTATCGATAATGACATTTGGTAAAAAAAGGTTGAATCTTGGATATAAAAAAACAAAAAATGATGAGTATGAATTACTTCGTTTTTGTAATAAATTAAATCACATTGTTGTTGGTGGGGCTTCCAAACTCCTTAAAAGGTTTATCGTTGATTGCTCACCAAAAGAAATTATAAGTTATGCTGATAAAAGATGGAGTAATGGCAACCTATATGAAAAATTGAATTTTTCTTTTGTTAAAGATACGACACCAAATTATTATTACATTGTAAATAAAAAAAGAGAATCAAGATTTAAATATAGGAAAGATGTTTTGATTAGATTAGGGTATGATTCAAACAAAAGTGAATTTGAAATAATGGAAGAACGAGGTATTCCAAAAATTTATGATTGTGGAAATTTATTATACAAAAAATCCCTAAAGTAGGATTTAGGGATTTTAATCATTTTTCTATTTACTTTGGATTATTTTTAATTATCCATATATTATATATAACTTAATATATATTAATATTTAGTTTTCTTTCCTCCTGCTGTTAAATAAGTCTGTAATATATTATCTTTCTTTTTATCAAAATGTGTTTTCATCTTTTCTACATTTCTTACATCATCATCTGAAAAACCGATAAATGGGGTAAAGTAGTTTGAAATTTTATTTTTCATAAAAGCTTTTTTCTGTAATCTGTGGGATAATAGTTTTACATATCTAATAAATTCTTCCATAGCATCAATTTTTCCTTGTTCCGGATTCGTTGCCGAACCTTCACCAAATGATACTGGATGGAATCTACACATATCTAAATAAATTTCCACAAGTTCATCATCACTTAAATCTTCTTCATCAGCAAGGTCTCTATATTTTTTAAGATTTTTAACCAATGTTGATTTACTTAATCCGTGTTTATTTGAATTAATAAGTCTATGAACCGCTTCTTTTAAAATTGAAGGTGTGTGCCCTCTAGCGGTAACGATTGCGAAGATTGACCCATTATTAATAGCTTCTACAAAATCAGCCCACGCCGGTCCTGTTGGGGCTTTCATAGCGTCAGATAGGAATTTATCATCACCAGTCACTCTAAAGTCTCTAAACGGATCTTCGTCAAAACCAACAATTGTATTTCCTTTATAATCAAAAGGTTCTTTTCCAATTTCAGTTCTATATTCCGCAAAATCTTCTGTTGACATACCAACCGGTTTTCCGTTATCGTCCTTCAAATAAATTTTTGTTGGCATAAACATCAAGTTATCGTCCCAGTCAAAAGCATAGTATTTCATTACTGGTGTTGATGTTTCATCAATTATTTCATTGATTAATTTTTTAATATAATTTTTCTGATTCATATTAATAAATATTTGTTATAATAAAAAAGGGAGAACTTGTCTCCCTTTTCCTTTAATTTATTTTCATTAGATATTGTCAAAAGATGCACCAGTTGGTGTAATATAGAATGTAATATCTATAAATTCTAATGAACGAGTTGGTTTAATATAGATTTTACCAGTTAATTGATTTCTATCTAAATCAGCAGTATCACTTGATACTGTAACTCGGAAATCATATAAACCTCTATCTCTTCTGATTGCGTCCAAGATTGGATTAACCGCGTTCAAGAAATCTTGTCTTACTTGTTCGTCGTTTTGATCGAATAATAATCTTACTGAAACAGCGGAGATTAATTTACGAGCTTGTAATAACAATCTTCTTACGTTGATTCTATCAAGAGCAGATTCTCTAATTTGAAGTGTTTTATTACCCCAGATTACGGTACCTACATCAGCAAATGTTGCAATTGGGTTAATTCGACCAACATAAAGAACATCTCTATCTTCTTGTGTTAATTTCTTACGAGCTTTAACAGCATTTACAATACCACGAGTATAACCAGCTGCCGCAAACCAAGGGAATGCGATATTATCTGTTAACGCCAAGTTTTTTGTAACTTCAGCCGTCGCAGGAATATAAATTTGTGTGTTATTTACAGTATCTCTTGTTAATACCCAAGGATAATATGTTGCAGTATAGTTAGAATCAATTCCACTTTCTTCTAAATTATCAACAGCTTCTTGTGGGTAAATTAAGTTATCACCTTCAGTTGTTGAAGCAACAAGCATATTATAATCTGGTGTTGTTGTGATGTATAAAGAGTCAGCTCTATCATTTTCAATCATATCGATAGTTGCCTCAACTAAATCACTATTATATACATAATCAATACCTGGTGATACAAATACATTGATATTTACAGCTTCTGGGTTAGCAAATGTTCTAATACCAAGTAAATAAGCGTAGTAATCGGTATTTGCATAATCTACAGTTCCATCACCAATTGCGATTTGTTTGAATGCACCCCATCCTTTAGCTGTTGGGTATCTATCAGATACGCAAGCACCATTTAAGAATCCTTGACGACCTAATACATATTTGTCACCATTTGTTCTATATTCTCTATAGATATCCCATCCATCAAAACCACCATTAACAAATAATGTGAATTTTCTTGAGAATAATCTATAATATGGACTATCTGGATTTGTTGGTTCAGATGAAAACGCCGCGTCACCAACATAATATTTAGGTGTTCCACTTGTTGAGAATCCGCTTGAAATAGTAATGCCGCTTGCGAATTTATCCATATGGAATCCTCTTGTTTTATAAGACCACTCACTACCTTCTAAATCACAAGATGAAATCGGGTTTCGTTTTCCTTTGTATTCAAAGAAACTTGTATCAAATCCGATATTACTTGACATACCAAGGAATGTTCTTCTAATATTATCACCAGAACTTCTAACAGCGTCGTCAGCTCCTGAAGCCAAACCAAATGGTGGGTTATAAACTACTTCACCTGGGAAATCATATTTAGTTTTATAAACAGGGAATGGAGATTTAACACCAGCATATTCTCTAAATGCATAACCTTCGAAACCACAAGCTACAGCATCAACTGGTGCATCCTCATTCATTTCAACCATAATATATTTAGAATTCAATTCAAATTCACCATCTAATGTACCAATTTTCTTAGCAATAAAGTTATTTTGTGATGGATCCATAGAACAATTTGTAAATTTTTCAATTACTACTGGATTTGAATCAACATCAAAATAATCTCTAACTAATACATCAAATGTTCTATTGGCGAATGAAATATTAATGATTGAAATTTTAACTTCACTATTTGCTGAATTACCGTCAGATATTGTGTAGAACTTAAACAAGTTAAATGTTTTAGTACCTCTTAATTCCGATACAACCCAAGGAGAACTTGGTGATTGGAATTTTTCCAAATACCACCCAATTGAGTTTGAGTCTTCACTTTGAGCAGAATCAAGAGCTGTAAGTTCAGCACTTAAACCTCTAATATATCCTTTTTTCCATCCATAATTTAAAAGAGCTTGGAATCTTTCTTCCAAGAATAATGGTGTTGAAGTTCTTGGTTTTCCGAAGTTTGTTCCACCAAATACTTTTGCAATATATTGTGAATCGGATTGACTAAATGATGTTTCAAAAATAAAGTTTGTTCCAGAATCATTTGTAACATTTACAGCAAATGGTAAATATGGATTTTTAAGAACACCACTATATTGTCCTGACATATTAAGTGTTACATTAGTAGTATTAGAAACTTCAAATACTGGATTGTTTTCATCTGAATATGTTGCAATACCTCTTGATCTTAATGTGGCAACAACCAAATCATCATAATCGGAATATGAAACACCAGAATATAAATAGATTTGACCCACAACAACCCCAGAATAACAATCAACATTTACCGGAGTTGGGGTTGGTGTTGGAGATGTTAATGGTGTTGATGTAACACAAGGATTTACCGGTGATGGTGAAGGTGTTGGTGTTGGAACCTGTGTTGTGGTTGTTGTTACAACTGGGAACACTTCAGTTAAACCAGACACAAATGTGAAGAATGAAAAACCAGAATATAAACCATTATTTGTATTATCAAATAAAGCGTAATACCAAGCATCATTATTCGGTGATGTATAATCAGTTAAATCAGCCGAAGGTGATGGAACATTAAATACATTCGTTTCACCAGTAAGACCCATTGAAACTAAATCGTTATAATCGTCACCCCAGATAGAACCAAAATAACTAATATTTGTTGCTTCAGCTGTTGTTGGTGATGTGTCTGTTATAATGTTAAAAATTTGATCTTTAATATTTGTATCAAGTGTTGAGATTGAGCCATCAAAATTTTCATATTGTTCAGTCAACATATTCTCAATAAGACTTGGGAATGATATTTCATATTGAATTGTATCTTCAGAATTGGTACATCCAGTAAACGGAACAACGAAAGGAATTGCAACCGGGACATAACATACTGGTAAACAATCAACTGTTGCACCACTAGCACATTGGAATTCTATTGTTGATGGGTTGACATTCGCTTTAGTTACGATAGACCAAGATGGTCCAGCGTCATAACCGGATAGACCTAATATTCTTGTAACAAATAATTGGTTTGATTGTTGTAAATATGATTTAGCAATATATGCTGCCTCATATTTTGGAATTTGTGTGTTCACAAATTTTTCAGGTGATGTTCCCCCAAAGTAGGCTTGAAATTCATCGTAGTTTTTGATAAAGATTGGTTCAAAAGCAGGACCTTTCAAAGTTTCTCCTGCAATACCCAAAGTTGTTACACCAACACTTTGTGCAACAAAACTTAAATCAACTTCCGAAGTATAAACACCTGGTGAAACAAATACTTTACTGTTAGTTGCCATAGATTTTAAATTTTATGTTTTTAATTTATTTTATTATAAATATTGTGTTTTTTGTCAAAAACTTTACTTAAACAAAACTATTTATATTTTGGTAAGATTTTTTTCTACCTTTTTTCTACCTATGGAGCAAAACACAAAAAAGATTAAAAATTTAAAGATTGATAAGGATGTTCACGACATCTTAAAAAAGTATTGTGATAAACGAGGTTTAAAAATGTATAAGTTCCTTGAAGGACTTATAATCGAAAAGTGTAAAGAAAAAAGAGATATATATGGTGAAGATTAAATAAGTTCCTGAATGAATATAATTTCAGACTCTTTTGTATTATCATCTTTAGTAATATTAATTCTCAAGATATCTCCGGTATTTATCTGAACTTCACTTAAATTACTACCATAATAATCATCATTAATAAAAATCTGATATTCATCAACATTTTTGTTTGTTGATAATTTAAGATTTACCGTGTATTCAAAAGTATATACAGATACTAAATCACCAACTTTGTAAGTTGGAATATATGTTGGTGGAATCTGTGGTTCTGGTTTTTTTTGTTTTTTCTTTTTTATAGATGTATCTGTTTCGTAAATTTGAAAAGTTCTTGTAATTGCCGGTCTAATCTCAAATTCGTCTTCATCCATTAAAAACCCTTGAAGGGTAAATTCATATTTCTGAAGATATACTTTTCTTTTTTCTAAATCCATTATTGATTCATCAGAAATATTTCCCATAATAATTGGGATATAGTGCCCTTTGATTACTTGGTATGCTTGTTTTGATGCAAATTTTGTAAGAACAATTTGATTAAACTTATTTAACTCACGCATTCTATTACACACAATAACCACGGTATATTTAATATCAACTGGTATTGGTTGTGGTATTTTATAAATGTCAAAACCATTTCTTTGTCCGTCCCAAGTTGGTACTTTAGCATAATAATATTGTCTTCTTTCTGGAATATTAAGTGTCATTAAAGATGGGTTATTCCCATATGTCACTTCTGGAGAACGAACTACTGCAACAAATGGTGGTTCGACATTCTTGTCGATATTTTGAAAATCCCAAGTTTCGGTAAATTGCACCCAATTCTGTGTTGTTATTAAAATATCAACCATAGGTATTGTTTTACCCTCAACAACACATTTTAATTTGTCACGAACAAAATCTAAAAAACCTCTATCCAAATCTGGATGTAATAATGATTTAGGTAGATATGTTCCATCTTGAGAAATCATATCAGCAATTTCGTGTCTTCTTGGTAGAAGAATTTTCTTATCTATAAGGTCAATATTTTTTTTAATTTTTTTTGGTAATCCCATATTATAATCCTCTAAATTCGTTAGGTCCGACAGGTGCTGCCACAATAGTTCTATAAAATGGTCGGTATCCTTTATATGTGTGTTTTATATCTGATGTAACACGACCATCGTTTACAACCGTATAGTATCTTACAAAACTTTCTGTATCATAGTATCCAACATAATCACCAAAATCTATATCAATATTTAAATCTTCAAGAGTTTTTAAATACACAGACATTGTAATATTTCCAGGTTCAAATTGATCCATTTTTGTTGTCCCAAGAAACTTATTTTCTGGTGCGGCAATTGCAACATAAGCATTAAACTCAACTGGGGGTAAAAACTTAATACCATCTGATACGGTTTCACCATAAACATCGTCGGT